CGGAACAGGATATGTCGATGTTACAAGTATTACCACATCCTTTGACTCACCGGAACGCAGCACTACTCAGTTTGGAATAACGGCAGGAAATATAGGAAATCTTGTGGGAGTAGACTCTGGTGCTTCATATCCAATCACCGTAATTGACGGGTTCTCTACCATCGACGATAATGATGGTGATGCCCAGAACGTGGACTTTGAAACAATGGGTAATTCTTTCATTGACTTTAGTGAGTCCAATCCTTTTGGAGAAATCAACGTAACGACTTAAGATGCTCAACGGACAATACTTTTATAATCAAACCATGAAGAAGGCGGTGGCCGTCTTTGGTACGATCTTCAATAACATAAAGATTGTGCGACAGGGTGGTAGTATGGAAAGAGTTCCGTTAGCATATGGCCCGAAGTCTAAGTTTCTTGCTCGTATCAATACCGAAAGAGATGAGGCTGCATCGAGAAGTATTGCGATTAAACTTCCAAGGATGGGATTTGAGATTACTTCGATCTCCTACGATACCTCTGCAAAACTCAATCGTATGAACAAAAGATTGTTTCCAATCGATGGAAACAGTGTTAAAAAGAATACGGTAATGCAAAGTGTTCCCTATAAGTTGGGAATACAGTTGAACATCTTAGCGACAAATCAAGACGACGCTTTACAAATCTTTGAACAGATTCTTCCCTCTTTTACACCCGAGTACACAATCGCGATAAAGAATATGGAGGGCCCCGATACGTCAACCGACGTACCAATCGTTCTCAATGGAGTTTCTTTCTCGGATGAGTACGAAGGATCCTTTGAGACACGAAGAACTCTAGTCTATACACTTGACTTTGAGATGCGTGTTCGATTCGCCGGAACAACATCAGAAGGTAAGATTATTCGCATCGTCGATACTTACTACTATAGTAAACTCTTAAGTTCTGATGATAGTCCAACAATTAAGACTTCTAATCCGGTTGGTGAAGAGAATGTGAGAATCATCGCAAATCTCGATGGATCTCCGTTCGATAGTTTAGATAGTCCATTAGATATAACAACAACGTTTGGTTTTGATTATGCCTCCCCGTGATAAAAATGATATTGTTGCTGCTTTAGAAAAAAATCTTCCGGTCACTACTAAGATCATCCCCGAAAAGATCAAATCTAATGTTGATCAGGGGGAAATCAACAATGATACAGAGACTGATGTAGAGTATTCTCGACAAAAGATGAAGGAACTTATCGATATGAGTTCCGAAGCAATTCAGAATATGATGGCACTTGCCTCTGAAACCGAACATCCTAGGGCCTTTGAAGTTCTTTCAACTATGATCAAACAGGCATCCGAGATGTCACAGGATCTCGTAAAACTTCAGAAGACGCGAAAGGATATCACTCAATCCAAAGAAGAATCAAATAGAAACACCACAAATAATGCAATCTTTGTAGGCTCAACGAATGAGTTACAAAAGTTTTTGAAGAATCGTGATACTGATGAATGAAGTAGGCGGATACCTTGGTAACGCTTTAGTTAAGAGAGACGGACTTCCACAGGATTATACTCAAGATCAAGTCGATGAGTATATCAAGTGTATGAATGATCCGATCTACTTTGCGGAGAACTATGTCAAGATCATTACCTTGGATAGTGGACTGCAACCCTTCAAACCTTATCCTTATCAAAGGGAGATGTTTGAACAGTTCAACGAGAATCGTTTCAATCTTGTTCTGGCGTGTCGTCAATCCGGTAAGTCGATCTCTTGTGTGGTTTACATTCTTTGGTACGCGATCTTTAACTCCGAAAAGACCATTGCGATTCTGGCGAATAAGGGATCTACTGCTCGTGAAATGTTATCGCGTGTTACTCTGGCACTGGAAAATCTTCCGTTTTTTCTTCAGCCTGGATGTAAAGAATTGAACAAAGGATCCTTGCAGTTCTCGAATAACTCTCGTATCATCGCCTCAGCGACATCTGGTAGTTCGATTCGTGGTCTCTCGGTCAATCTTCTTTTTCTTGACGAGTTCGCGTTCGTCGAAAATGCAAATACTTTTTACACTTCGACCTATCCGGTTATCTCATCTGGTAAACATAGTAAGGTTATTATCACCTCAACTCAGAACGGAACAGGCACACTCTTCTATCGATTACTTGAAGGTGCGATGCAAGGAACAAACGAATTCAAAGCCTTTCGAGTAGACTGGTGGGATGTGCCGGGGCGTGACGAGGAATGGAAAAGACAAACCATCGCCAATACGAGCGAAGAACAGTTTAGACAGGAGTATGGTAACGAAGCGATTGGATCGTCTAACACTTTGATCTCTGCAAATGCTCTTCTTGGTTTAAAGAATGAACGACCCAAACAGCTCTATCAGGGTGCAAAGCTTTATCGCAAGGTAAAGGAAGGTCATCACTATCTGATGATGGTGGATGTCTCAAAGGGAAGAGGGCAGGACTATTCGACTTTCAATGTGATTGATATCACCAACGGAGAGTTCGAACAGGTTGCGACTTATCGAGATAATATGATCTCTCCTTTGATCTTTCCGGACATTATCATAAAGATCGCAAAGATGTACAATCAGGCTATGGTTCTGATTGAGAACAATGATGCGGGGCAGGTTGTATGTAATACAGTCTATTACGAATATGAGTATGAGAATACCTTTTTAGAATCATCGGTCAAACGAGGAGGTATCGGAGTGACTATGACAAAAAGAGTCAAGAGGATTGGATGTTCAAACCTCAAAGATCTCATCGAACTCAGTAAACTGAAGATACACGACTCCGAGACTATTCGTGAGCTCGCGTCGTTTGAAGTCAAAGGATCTAGTTTCTCCGCTGCACAGGGAAATCACGATGATCTTGTAATGAATCTCGTTCTCTTTGCGTGGTTCGTTTCTTCAGATGCGTTCGGTAATATCAGTGATATCAATTTAAAGGAGGTTCTATTCAACCAAAAAATGCAGGAGATCGAAGACGATATCGCCCCGTTTGGTGTGATTGATGATGGAACTTCTTATGGTAACTCTGCACATGATCGAATGGTCGAAGCACAGAAGGCGTGGAAGTCTCTGTAAAACACACTATTTATAAATAGTCTTATTGAAACACTTCTTGTTATGTTTAACACTTATCATTCAAATCAAATAACTGAAAGGAAATACGCATGGGATTTTTAGTATCACCTGGCGTCGATGTCAACGAGGTTGACTTAACAAACGTGATTCCGGCAGTATCAACTTCTATAGGCGGTATAGTAGGTCACTTTAGATGGGGCCCCGTTCAAGAAGTCGTTAGTGTTGGATCCGAAAAAGAGCTGGTTGCCAATTATGGCGAACCAGACAACAATACATACAAGCAGTGGTTTCAAGCCTCCGCTTTTTTACAATACGGAAACGCATTAAACGTTTATAGACACAATTCTGCAAGTTTGAACAATGCTAGTTCTAATGGTGGAACTTATTTAGTTAAAAATTCTGATAACTATCTAAGTCAAACATTGAGTGTTAGCGATAGTCCAGTTAAAGACGATGACTACTTTGTCGCTCGTTATGCTGGAGCACTAGGTAATTCACTGAAGGTTTGTGTTATTACTAGTGATAACTACGCTGATGATCAATCGGGAACAGACAGTCCTCTTACTGGTGCAAACGCAAATACACACGCAATAGGTGCAGTAAGAGCAGCTCCTACTGCTGGTGAAATCCATATCGTCATTCTTGACGAAGATGGTGATATCACCGGAACCGCAAATACTGTTCTTGAAGTATTCAGCGATCTTACTGTTGTGGCAGGTAAAAGAGATGATGGAACATCTCGATATTATGTCGATGTTCTTGAAAACGAATCTGCTTGGGTTTGGCCTACAAATAACGTAATTAGTGCAACTAATTCGGATTCCCCCGCAGACGACTACAATTTTGCATTGTCTGGTGGAAGTGATGGAACAGCACCTGGCACTGCCGCTCTACAAGCTGTTTATACAACTGCTTTTGGTGATGCCGATACATTGGATGTCAACATCTTGATCGCACCCACAGGCGCTGATTCTACTGCGGTAGGATATGCTGCTGCAAATGCAGTAATTGCTGTTGCAGCTGCTCGTAAGGATTGTGTTGCAGTTGCCTCACCTCCTACTACGGGTACAAGTGGAACGGCACTTCAATCAACTGCCGCGACCGCCGTAACAAACGCCAAAAGTTGGGCAGATAGTATCACGACAAGTTCGTATGGAATTCTATCTTCTACCTCGGCATACGTTTACGACAGGTACAACGATGTTTATCGTTGGATTGGTACAGCTGGTCACG